TATGGCGGTCTCAAGCGTATAGTATCCGCTCTCCAGTGGAACCTGCTCCGTCACGTTATAGGTGTTGCCACCGCCGCTTCCGCTTATCTCCACCAGGTTTTCTTCCTCATCGCTCCACACATACACCACGCCGCCGCACACATACGCCTTGTCTTTCAGCACCTCCGTGCGGCCCTCGTTCATGTACAGGTCTGCCTGGGGCCAGTTGTTGCAGTATCGGCCCTCAACCTTGCCGTAGAAGGCTTTGTTCACCGTGTCGTAGTACACGCCGTCTATCTGGATATACGACACATGCACTATTTCCACACCTTCCACAAGTCCGTCGAACCGAGCTGTCGCACCGTTCCTTGCCGCAAGTGCCGTAGCCTTGTACTCCGTCTCCACTTGCACAGCCTTTGCCACGGCTGCATCTGTTTTCTGCGCAGCGTCCGTAGCCTCGCTTGCCGCATCGGTGGCGGTCTTGGCCGCCGCCTCCGCTTTGGTCGTGGCTTCTCCTGCCGCCTTTGTTGCAGCGTCAGCCACGGCTGCTGATGCCTTGGCGGTTGCCGCAGCGTCCTCGGCAGGTTTCGAGAGCAGTTTCACAGGGGCGCTCACCACTGTCTCACCACGCATGGCAGGGAGGCTTACCACACCGTCAAGCGTGCTAACCGTTTCCAGTTCGTCCACGCTTTGGCTGTCGGTCTTTATCTGGTTCACCACGTCCTGCACCAGTTCATTTTTCTCTTCTTCTGTCAGTGCCATAGTCATATCTGTTTTGTTATGATAGTTTGTTGATGATTCTTGCCGTATATTTCGTGGCCCAGCCGTTCAACGTTTCCGTGCTGTCGGGGTCATACACCAACAGCACCTCCAGCGTGTCGCCCTTGCCCATCTCCAGTGTCTCGTAGTGTCCGCCGTCCCAATGCACCATCACGGGCAAGTCTTCCGTGTTCCACGGATATTCCTTGTTGCTGTCCTGCTGGCTGTAGCGTCCGCACACCTTGTAGTTGCTCGATCCGATGTCTGCGATGATGGTCACCCTCATGCAGAACGGCGTACTCTTGCCAATGGCGAGTGCATCCCGCGCCTGTCCTATCTTGGGCAGTGCCACCACCGTTGAGCCTTGCGTAGCCTTCACGATGAATCGGTTTGCTTTCTGCAAATCCATATAGCCGACAAATACCGTGTTGGTCTTGTCAAGCGTTATCTTCTTGTATGAGTAGCCGTCCATCGGACCGTTCAGCACGCCTGCCCCTCTGCCGGCAAAGGCGAAGTTCCCGTTCATGGAGTTTTCTATGTCGAACACGATGCCGTACTTCGGGGATATGCCGAAATCGAAATTGTAGTCCGTGGCCGTATCTATCAACCGGCACAACATCGGTTGCCCCAAGTTGTTCCACGTTCCGATGATAGCCTGTCGCCCCTTGTCGTTGAACCCTATCATGTCGTCATACAGGAACAGGCCGTTCTCCGTGTCCTTCACCTCGATGGTTCCGTCATCGTTGTAGGTTACGTCCGCACCGCCGATATGCCTGTTGCCGATACTGAAGCCGCCTATCGTGCCACCCTCTGCGTACACGTTGCCTCTGAACGTGCCGTTCACGGCTTCTATGCTGCCGTCCTCTTTCACCTTGAAGTAGCCGTTTGCCGTTACCAGTCCCTCCAACTTGATGTTGTCCGCTGTCAGTTTTATCACGGTTTTCTTGTTGCCTTCTGCATCCGTTTCTTCCACGCCTACGCCTATCAGTGCCAGCTTGCCGTTCACATCCTTTATATAGATGCCCGTGCCTTCGGGCTGTATCATCAGTCCTGTTTCCTGCAGCGCACGTTCGTCCTTGTCATACACGGCTGCCGATATTTTCACCAGTCGCTCTGACTGCTCGAACAGCGTCTTATACTTGTACGTCAACGCCTCTATCTTGTCAGTGCTCAGCACCAGCATATACAGGTAGATGTCGCCGTCAAATGCCAACTTGAAGTCACCCGTGCCGTTCCACGCTCCGCTGCAGGTATACTGCACATAGCCGTCAGTCGCCGCGATTTCCTCGCTCACATCCATGCTGTCGAAGTCAGCGAACCCTGTCTTATCCACATTCTCGAAGCAAATCTTCAGCGTGCCACCCTTTGCGCAGCGGTAGAAGAAACTCAGGTACACCGGCAGGGCTTCCTTCTGCCCCTCGCTGTTTGTCGGAAAAGTCGGCACAAAGCGCAGGTTGCCGTGCTTCTGCATGATATACTTGTTGCGTATTCTCACCACCTTGCGCCCCATGTCCGTAACGACGCTTGCGCCGTCGCCCTTCTTCGAGAGTGCTGAGCCGTTCGCCCACACCCACTTGTTGCCTACGAGGAAGAACACCGTCTCGTTCTCCGAGTTCCATTTCTCCAGTCCGCTCGCAAACGTGGGGTTGTTCAGGTAGCCCTTCTCGCTCAGAAAGTCGTTCCGCACGCTGTCTATCGCGCTCTGTACCTTGCCCTCCGTTATCTCGAAGCGGGTTTTCACGTCCTCGCCGGTTTCCAGTACGAATGTACCCTTCAGAAAGGCATTGTCCGCATAAAGTCCGTTGCCCTTCGGCTGGCGGTCTGCCGGGAACTTGTCATCCTTGATGCCGTCCAGGTTGCCGAGCCGTGCGCGTAGGCAGTTGTCGAATGTCTTGCCACTCACACCATCCATCACGTCCACCCTCGGCTGTCCGTCCTCCGTAGCGGATATGAGCACCAAGTTCTGGCGGTCGGTGTTCATCGTGTTGCCCATCAGCACACACTCGTCGCCCTCCTTGGGTTCCACACCGTCAAACTCCTCTTTCGCCACCACGATGCCGTCCGCCATCACGTCCGCTACTTCCACCCAATAGCTCCGCATGTCCTTGCCCGTGAACATCTGGCAGCGCACCAGGTCGTGCTGCACGAACATGTTGTCCTGCTCAAAGCTGATGAGATAGTGGTCGCTTTGCTCCTCCACCGCCTTTATCTTGCCGTTGGCTGCGCTCACGCATATCTGGCCGCCCACGCTCCGCACCTTCTCGATGAGCAGTTCCATCACCGCCATCGTCTGCCTCACCGTCAGCTTGTCTATCGTCAGGTAGGTGCGCCCATCCTCGCCTTTCCACAGCTGGAACCCTGCGCCCAGCAGTCCGTCCACAAACTGACCTGCACTCCGTATACTGTCCGACGTTACGCTCTCAAAGACCACGCCGTCCTTTTTCCTCACAGGCTGGTCCAGCCAGTCGTCAAACTGGCGGTAGTCCCATTGGTCGGCATTGTCCGCTTCCTTCGCGTGGTCTGCCTCCAGAGCGTGCTTCGCCTCATCTGCGTCCGTGGCGTGGTCGGCCTCTTTCGCATGGTCAGCTTCCAGCGTGTGGTCGCTCTCCTTGGCATGGGTGGCTTCCCTCGCCAGTTCAGCGATGTCCGCCTTGGCTGCGTGCGCCGCCTCCTTCACCGCCATGCCGCCGTAGGCTGTGCCCCCGGTTCGCAGTGCCGAGGTGCTGCCCTCGTTCTTCGGCTTCTTTATTACCTTGATGTCTATCATTGCTCTATCTCCTTTAGTGTCATTTCAGCATATCCCTCCTCCAGGTTGCGGCTGATGCCCTGCACGAAGAAGGTCTTGCCCATCATCGGGTGGCGGTAGTGGGCGAACAGGCTCACAATGCCGCCGTCCGTGTCCGTCAGTTTCTGCGTCATCACCACCCTCGGCGCGTGCCACTCCTTGTAGTAGCTGTCCACATACAGCTGCTCCGGCTTCGCGCTCTCCTCCCGGTTGTGGTCGTATATCGTCAGCAGTCCCTCGCCCGTCAGCGTGTTCACCGGGGTACTCATCTTCACGCTGTCCGTCACGTCCAGTGCCTGACACTCCGCAGCCGTCAGCGCTGAGTTTATCTTCATTTCGATGTCATCTTTCACGTTCACGAAGCTCTCCTTCGTGTCGCTCATGTACACCAGGTCGTTGTCGCCCGTGTTGTTCACCAGTCCGTTGTCGCTGTATATCTTCACCTCGAACTGCTCCACCATGATGCTGCTCACGTGCGCCAGCAGCGGTATCGTCGTGCTGTTCCATTTCGTGTGCCTGAACCACGTCTTGTGCCGCCTGGTCACCACGTCCCACACGGCGTTCACTGGGCCGAGTATCATAAACCGCACCCGTCCGCTCACCTTGTCGCTTTTCTTTATGGGGATGGCGATGCCTTCAGCGTCGATGCCCAGCTCGTAGCTCACGTTGTTCTGCAGGTCAAACTTTGTCCCCACTATCTTGTCGCCGATCTTCGGGTCAAATCCTATCGTGAAGCACTGCTGGTAGTATTCGTCCTCGTCGGCACATTCCTCCAAGGTCTTGTACTTCCGCCACTCGAAGTCCGAAACCTGTCCCTCCGTGCCCTTTTCCACCACGCACTTGTCGCCGATTATCAGCATGCAAGCCAAAACACCCACCTTCGATATGTGGTCGCTGCCGTCACCGATGGCGCTGTACTTGAACTCGTACAACTGCGGACCGCTGTCCGTGAACGGCACAAAACCGTGCTCCGTCTCCACATCCCATGTCGCTGCCTCGTTGGGTGTCGTCACTTTCCACCACTGCTGCGTGTAGTATCGTCCGTCACCGTTGTTGCGGCTCGGCACGGTCATGTGCCACCATTTCCGTATGCCAATAAAAAATGGCATGCCGTCAGGAAATCCGGCACGGTCGTAGTTGTATATTGCCTTGTAGGTGTCCGTCAGTGCCATCACCGGGTTCAGCACTAATTTTCCGCTCAGCACGATGTAGTTGGTCGTACCCTCGTCTGTCGGAGAGAACACACCGCCCGTCATGCTGCCGTTATACACGGCTCTCGGCACTCCAGCCTTCAGTGAGTCGGCATTCGGGTAGGTCGTGGCCTCCTTGTCGTCGCCGTTGCCGTTCACGCTCACCACCAGGTAGTTCGTCATCTCCACCTTCGGTGTCGGCGAGTTGTCCTTGCCGTCCGTTTTCTTCTCCACCTTGCCCAGAGCGATGATGGCAGCTCCCGGCTGCTTCGCCAGCAGGTTCGGCAGGGCTTGCTGGTTCTTTCCCTCGCTGCACAGTTCCTCCATCACGTTGCCGCTCCCCATGTTCGGGAACAGCCATTCGCTGTTGTTCTTCACCTGCACATACCAGTCCGTAACGCATCCGCCGCTGTATGTCGTTTCCTGTCCGTGGGTCATTGCGTCAAAGGCATCTATCGCCGTCGAGCCCTCGCCGTCGCTGCTGTATTCCGTCATGTATTTCTGGTAGTTCTTGTACGGGCTTTTCAGCAGATCGTCGTCCAGCGGACTCTCTATCACGCTCTCCATGCTCTCCACCTTCGCCGTCAGCAGCAGCCTGTTGTACACCTCGCCCACGCTGATGGTCGTGTCCGTGTCCGTCACGATGCCCGTCCGTATGTCCGTCGTCTGCCGTGCCGTCGTCACGCTCGCCCCAGTCAGCAGGTCGCGCCAGTAGATGCGCTCCCCGCCCTTTACGCTCTCCCACGAGTATATATAAAAGGTAAAGCCGTCCTGCACGATGTGCAGGTTCAGGTACTTCAGCATCTCCTCCAGCACCTCGTCTTGCTGCCACACGTCATCCTCCTCGTCGCCAAGAAACAGCAACTCGTTGATGGTCAGCTGCCCGAATATGGCGTAGCGGTTGCCCGTCAGGTCATCCACCGCCTTGCTCCCGTCATACAGGTAGCGCACGGCGTTTCCGCCCACGATGTCAAGACCTGCCGTCACACCACCCATTATCTCCTTCAGCATCTCTAAGAACGTGCGCTGCTCCGCCTCCGCCTTCACCACATTGTAGAGCACGCCCAGCGCACCCACGTCGCGGTACTTCGAGTATTGCAGGGCTATCAGCGCATCGATGCAGCTCAGTTCTATCTCGTCATATTCCTCGTTATAGCCTTGTGAGTACGACTGCGGTTCTATGTACCCGGCAAAGAGGCATTTGCCCTCGCGGTAGATATTCACCACTGCGTCAAGGCATGAGGCGCAGAAGAAGTCGGGCACGAAGTTCCTTGTCAGCAGCCGCACTTTTGCTTGCTGGCAGAGCAGATGGTCGAAAGTGTCATTCACCTCGCTCGTCAATTCCACGGGATCACCCGTGAACGACAGCTCGCCGCCCTTCTCGCCGATGACAACTTCCTTTGTGCGGTCGCCCTTTGTCAGGATATGCACCTCGATGCGCTCGTCCTTCTGGTTGTAAAAGTGTCCGTGTAGATACATGCTCCTTATATTTTGATGTTCGTTCCCTTTCTGTTTATCCTCGTCTCGTTGGCAAGCACTGCCACAAGGTCGCGTCCTTTTACCTTCAGTTCGTACACGCCGCCACCTCCGCCGCCGTTATTGCCGATGAGCGACTTCAGTTTGTTCAGCGGTGCTATCACCTCAGGGTTGCTCTTCGCCCCGGCATACTCGCCCATCAGTGCCAAGGTCGGTCCATATACGATACCGCCGTTGGCGAATGGGGTAACAGCCACCGATGCCACAAGCCCCTGCATCATAGCGATAAATCCGGCTGCGATGCCTGCGCCTGCGAATGGTATGTAAGCGTGTGCCGCCATAAACTCCGAGGCTGCCAACTCACGGTATGCCATCGCCTCTGCCTTCACTGCCGCCATCGTCGCCACGGATGCTGCCACCTCTTCAGGGGCAGCCGCTACCTTTGCCGTAGCTGCGGTGGTGGCTGCTACTCCACTTGCCGCCACTACGGTATTGGAGGTGCCAGTCACAGCGGTCAAGGCCTGAATAATTGAAATGATGCCGTTGATGCCCTCATATATCTGAATGGCAGCATCGACGACGCCAGTAATCGTGGACCATGCGTCACGGTTGCCTTGCAGCGCATCGGTGAGCGAGGAGACACCATTGCCCACACCCTTGACCGTGCTCCACGACTTACCTAACGTGACATTGCTTTTGCGGATGCGCTTCTCGTAATCCTCGTAACTGCCGATGAGCTTCTGTATGGAGGCTCGCTGCGACTCGTCCATAGGACTTTTCGTGTCAGCCAACATATCCTGGAGTTCCTTGATGCGTTTCTTCACACCATCAAGCCCAATGGTTTTCAGTTCGAGGGTCAGCGTCTTGCCCTCCATACTGTCGAGCTTCGCCACTTCTTCCTCCATTTCGGGAATGCGCGTGAGTTGCTTCATGGCATCGCGTTTCTTCTCCAGTTCCAACACCGTGCGCTGTATGTCGTCAATCTCCGATGCGCTGGCGTTCTTCTGCTTGGTCTGGTAGTAGCTGATGGCATCATCCAGCGAACGGATGGTGTTCAGTCGGGAGATGTCCTCCGGCTTCTTCAGTTCATCAAGAGTATCGTCCCATTTCTTCTTCAGGTCGTTAAGGGCATTTATCTGCTTCTGTATCTCGATGCGCTCTGTCTCTGTAGCGGTTTTCAACAAGTCTGTATAATACTGCAGCTCTTTTTCAAGCTGGCGGTATGTCTGTATCTTGTCTAAACCGACATCAACATGCGAACTGCGTTCAAACGCCGTTTTAAGGTCATTCAAACGCTGTATTTCAGCATCGATTACTGCAAGTTCATCGGCAGAGGCTTTCTCCCTCAATCCCTGTTGATAAGTGATTTCTGCATCGATGTCCTTCAGGGTTTTCAGTTCGGTGGGACGGCTTGCCGCATCCTGCAACTGCGTTATCGCATCCTGCTGCTTTTGCAAGGCTGCGATTTTCTTTGCATAAAGCGCAATGGTCTTGGTGTCCGTTCCGTTGGCAGTTTCCAGTTTGTTCTGGTAGTACTGGATGTTGTTGCCAAGTTCCTTGTAACTCGTGGCATTGGCGATAAGCTTCTTTCCGCTGTATTTGTCCTGGTTCCCCGATTTTCCACTGCCGTTTCCGCTGTCTGTCGAGGGGGCGTTCTGTTTCTTATTGTTCTTCAAGGCGGTCTGGGCGTTCGCAGTCTTTGCCTTGGTGTTCGCTTGCGTGGCCTTTGTGTTTTTCTCCAAATCTGCCGTCTGCCTTGCTGTGGTCTCGTCCTTTATGCCGAAGAACTTCTTCACCCATTCCCATGCCTTCTTTATCACGGCACTCGCTTTTTCGAATGCCTTGACAAGAAAGTTCCATACGGCTGATGCAATTTTCTTCACCGCTGCCCATACAGCATCACAGATATTGCGAAAGGTCTCACAGTTATTGTACGCCGCTATCAATGCACCCACAAGTGCCGCTATAGCCATCACGACAATACCGATGGGGTTGGCACTGAGCACAAAGTTCAGGGCTATCTGTGCCACCTTCCAAATGTTGGATGCGACAGCCACTACCTTTGCTGCAGCTGCTTGCGCAAGCGTGGCCACCTTCACAGCTTTCAGTCCTGCCACCACAGTCTTGATGCCACCGCTGAGCTGCACCATACTCATGAGGGCGATGCCGCTATTAGCTATCCATTCCACATAAGGTGCGGAAGTACTGGCTATTGAGCCTGCCCAATCCATCATGGCGTGCATTTGGTTAGCGAGCGTCTGACGTAGGCTCTCTCCAGTCGATGCCATATTGTCGAAGGCTGCGTCTATCTCTCCTGCGGAGTTTGCCATCGCTCCAATGTTCTGCGAAAACTTTTCCTTTTGTTCGCCAGTCAGCGAACCGAGTAGTCGCATTGCGTCTGCACTGCCGAACAACTGTCCATAAATGGTTTGACTCAACTGTCCTGTCTTTGCCGAATACTCCTGTATGCTTGCATCCAAACCGAGCAGGAAGTTCTCTAAACCACCAGCAGCCTGAATACTGGCTGCATTAAAACCGATGCCCATCTCGTTGGCCGCTTTCGTAGCTTCCGCAGATGGCTTGATGAGTGAGTTGAGCACGGCAGCCAACTGAGTGGATACTTCCGCCGTGTCACCAGTCACACCCGTTGTAGTGGCGAACACTGCCATCAGTTCGTCCATGGAGACACCAAGCTGAGATGCACTACCACTCACACGGGGCAATGCCTGCGCCAACTGCTCAAAGCTGGTCACACCATTCTTGGCCGTCATCTGTATCTTGTCTTGGATGTTTCCTGCTTGATTCCATTCCAGACCATAGTTCTTGATGAGCGTGGAAGTAACGGTCACAGTCTCTCCCAAGTCCGCAATACCACCAACCGCACTACGGCTTGATTTGTTGAGGAACTCTATCCAGTTATCCTCGGGCACGCCATTGGATATAACCTGGTATAAGCCGTTGGCAAGTTCCTCACGCGCAAGCGGTATGTTCTTGCTCAGTTCCGTTATCTGACCAGTCAGTGCTTCAAACTCGTCCCCACTCTTTCCTGCCATGGTGTTGGCACTGCGCATGGCGGTCTCAAAACTGTCGAAAGGCTCGGCAAGTCCGCCCACCATGTCGCTGAGGTCGCGGATCGAGCGGACGGCTGTATCGAACACGAGGCTCTTGTCTGCCATCTCGCGCAGTCTGTTGCCAGTGGCCACAGCGGTATTCCCCACCTCGGAGAGTATGTCGTCAAGACCGTCGGCTTCCACTGTCAGACGTTTCAGAACACCGCCGTCCTCGCTCTTGATGTTTATTCTAAATTCTACTGCTTTTGCCATTGTCTTTTCTTATTTCAGTCCGTAACGTTTCTTGGCTGCCTCAAAGCGTGCATTGAACTCGTCCTTGCTCACCTCCTCACGCTTTTCTTCCTGCTTTTCATCCCAAGGGAACGGTAGAACGTCATGCGCTTGAAGATTGCTTTTTGCATAGGGTTGGATGGCAAAGAGCGCCAACACTCTTGTGCGTTCCCACTCGTTGCGCTCCGCATCGCGCTTGGCTTCCGCCCATCGCTCCCATGCCTTGTAAAACTCAAAAGGGGTACATCGTTCAAAGTCTTCTCTGCTCATCCCGATGCACCCCAATGCCATACCCAACAGTTCCTCGACGCTTACTTCTTTTCCGCCTGGTTGGTCGTTTTTTTTTCTTCACCGCCCATATCCTCGTAGAAGGAGTTCGCTGCGTCGGGCTCCATAAGGTCAGCAAAACTCTGGAAGTCGTAGTCAAACTCCACCTTGTCAGCATTGCACGCACTTTTCACGCAGCAGTAAACAAACAGTACCAGCTCGGAGATATTGGTTTTCTCCAGCTTGCTCACGTCCTTACCGCTCTCATTCTTGAAGCGCACCATTGCGCCCATGGTCACACGGCAAGGGAACTCCTTGTCGCCAACCTTGATTTTTGTCTTTTTCATACGCGATGTTGTTATTCAGTCTGCTGAGTGGTGTCTGTGATACCCGTACCCACTTTATCCACCTTGCCGCAGTTCTGAAGCGTGATTGAATACTTGGCATCGTCACCAGCCTGTGCGTCAAGGTCAAGAGAAGTAATCAGATAATTGCCTTTATATCCGCCAGTGGCTTTACCTGTGCGTTTGTCTCCTTCACGCAGATTGTACGCTGCCGCCACTGGCTCACCCTTAAGCATTGCGTCCTTCAACTGGTCATACGAAGGCACCTCATCCGTGCCGTCAGTAAGCACAACACCATCAGCGGTAATCTGTTCGGAGAAACTCTTGATGTAAGACTCCTTCCACTTGCCACCAGATGCCTCTTTAGTCACACGCTCACCGGTCTCCGCTGATGTGGACACCTTACAACCGGTGGAAAAGCCGAGGGCATTGGTACCCATGGAAAGGATAAGGTCAGTTCCGTCTAAAACACTTTTTGCCATATCTTTCTTGTTATGATTGTTAATACTATGCCGGTCGCCACTCCGACAATAAAGGCGATGAGAAGCATCTTCCACGGATTTGAACTGCGTTCTTTTTCCGTTCTGGCTTCATTCTTCTGCTGCTCCAATGCTTTCTTGTAGCTCGCCATCTGGCGCTCATAGTACTCGCACTGGCGTTGCAGACTGTCGCAAGTGGCATACACCACGATGATGCCACCTTTGTTCTGCACGGTTGCGCTGGCTCGTCCGTTCTTGGCTCGGTACTCTGCCTTTTCGGGCAGGTTAGTCAGTTCCGCCAGAGGTATCTCCAGCTTGGCTTCCTCCTGTGGTACTGTCTCCGTCCATGTCTGACGCACCTCGCTCTGGAGGGTGTCCGCGGATACTTGTTTCACGCTTTCCTCCGTGGCCACGCTCGCTTTTCGGCTTGTCGCGCAGCCCGACAAGAACAGGGCAATCATCATGATGCTTGCAACTGTTCGCAGTGTCGATAGCCTTCCGAAGACGCGCCATCTCGCGTTTCGAGGCTTCGAGGTATCTTCTTGTCTCATTGAGTTCTTCCTTCAATGGTTTCACGATGTTCTCTACCAAGATACGGGTGGCATGCTCGGCGTTGTCCATACGCACCGTCTCGGCATCGGCTTCTGCCTTCATCGATTCCGCTTTCGCTTTCCTTATGGTAGCCCGCAGCGTGCATATTGCAACAATGGTAGCCACCAGACCTCCGCCAAGGAGGACGTTCAGGACTTCGCTGATATTCATGCCATCCATATTTTTACTGTTGGTATATTCCTATTGACTTGAGCCACTTGGCTACATCGAAGGCTGGGCAGGCTTTATTTACGCCCGGAAGGTCGCAATGACCTACAATCTTGATCTGCGGAAAACGCTGATGGAAGTTCCGCACATAGTCGGTCATCGCCTTCAGCTGCGCAGGGGTGCGCGTGTCCTTGGGGTGCTTCATATCCTTGGTGCAGCCACCGGCATACACCACATGACGGCTCACACTGTTGTAACCCTTGGCACCATTGGTCACTTCCCACGGATCGACCTCCGCATCTTCGTTGTTATCGACAAGACGTTCCACCTTGCCGTCCAAGTGTATCAGGTCGGTATAGCCTACCTGCTTCCAGCCACGCCCACCCTTGCTTACTGGATCAGTGTGCCAGTGGCGTATCTCCTTAGAGGTTACCTCACGGCCTTCAGGGGTGGCTGTGCAATGTAGGACTAAATACTTCATTCTCGCCATTACGCTTCAGCTTTATATCCGCTGGTCATTACAACACCTGCGTCTGCCTTCTTGAACATGCAGATGAAGTAGTGACGGAAGTTCACCTTGTTGCGCTGGTACTCAGGGTCGTTCTCGGCAGCGCTCCAGTACATCTTGGTGGAACCGGTGGCCTTGAACACACGCTGTGTATAGAATGCAAATGAGCAGTGGAAATCACCTGCGGTCTCTCCCTTGTCGCCGACTGCCTTCTTCTCTCCCTTTGATGTATAATAAGGAGTATTGGCAAATTCATAAATGTCAAAGCCGTAGAGCTTGCCCACCTTGCCGGTGTTGCGGTCGATGTTGTATTGCTCCTTAAAACGCTGATCGGTATCCAAGAGGTCGTTCACATGGTCGGTACACAATACGAGGCGACGGTTAGTGGTTGGAACGTCCAACTTGTCGAGAGCTGCCTTCATCGCAAGCAGGTCCTTGACGGTCATCTTGAGACGACCAGTGGCAGCATCACGTTCGCCGGTAGTGGTCAGTACAGGGGTCTTGGCTGTATTCTTCTGTGCGCAGAGGGCGTGTGCAGCCTTGGCGAACTTGGCATCGTTGATAGCGTTTGAATGGCTCTCCTTCACTCGGGCAATCTTGTCGTAGCTGATAGCGTACAACTCATCGTCGGTGATTGGTGTTACCTTTGTCTGGAACTTGTCAAGCTGAATGGCGATGTCCTTGTCATCAAGTGCCTGCAAGGGGATTGGGTAGGTGGTGTTGTTGACAAGTACGTCAGGGTCCACACCTACCTCTACCAGGTGGATAACATCGTTATCGACAATGCTTGAACTGTCGGGGATGCCGTCAAGCCAAGTGCCGGCAAGGAACTCGCGGAGTGCCCTCACCAGCTCGCCGGTCCAAATCTCTTTCAGCACGCCCTCGCGTGCCACTGCCACAGGCATTGCACCGCTCACTGCAAGCGCGATGGCATTGGCACCGACGGCACCTGCCACGGGCGACACGCCCAATGCCATACCGAATACGGCTCCTGTCATCGCATTGAACAGTACAGCCGTAATCATGGTCAAAAATACTTTTGCTTTCATTGCTTTTTCTTGTTTTATTGGTTTGTACTAAAGTTCACACTCCATGCCGTACTCTTCCTTGTAGAGTCGCTTGTATTCTCCGGGCTGCTCCTTGCGGAGGGTCAAGAGTTCGCTTGACGGCACATCGCTCAGTTTCTTGTAGGTAGCCGGCTGCTGTGTTGCCGCTCCGCCCTGGTGCCCGATAACGGCACTGAGCTTCATCTGCGGAGCCATGGCCGCAACAATGCGCTCCAGTTTTTCCTTGCCGACTTCCTTGCCGAGGTTGATGAACTCGTCCTTCTTGTCGGGGGCGATGCGCTTCTCCCCTACCGCCTTCTCCACGATGGCGGTGATGCCGGCAAGCGTGAGGGTCGCCTTCTCCTGCTGGAGTTTCTCGTTCTCTTCCTTGGCAGCCTTCAACTCACCGAGTTTGGCGTTGATGTCCGCCTCAGTTGCCGTTTCCGGCAAGCCCAACTGTAGGGCAATCTGTTTCTGTTCCATTTGTTTTTGATTATTGTTGTTCAACATTGGCAAGGGACACTCGCTGTCCTTGCCGAGGGTTATTTTCTTGCCGTCCTTCTGAAGCACGATGGCATCGTCATTGGCTCCGATGTCCACCAGGCTGACCTCAAACAGTTTGCTCTTGGTGACAGTAGGGCTGGTTTGCCCTTGCACAAGCAGTTCGGGGTCTTCGCTTGTCTCCAGAATGTCAAGCCCTGCGCTCACCATCTTCAGACTGCCGAACTCGTACTGCTTCTTGCAGCGCGTGGAGAGTTCGGAGGCTTCGTCAAACATCAGCTCGCCGGTCACCTCGCCGTCCTCCACCTTCAGGTCTTTCACATAGCCTATCACGTTGCCGCGCTCGTGCATGTACAGCAGCACTGGGTTGCGCTGGTACTGCTCCACGTTCATGCCTGCTGTCAGCACTCTTGTGCCGTAGCTGTTCAGGCTGTCGTTGGTTATTCTTACTCGTTTTCCTTTACTCATGTCGTTGCTGTTTTTGGGGCTGCACCGCCCGGTTTGCGACTGCAATATTACGAGGTAAATGTCTGTCCGCCAAAAAAGTGTGCAATGGTTGCACACTTGTATGAAAGCATTGCACACTTTTTTGGAGAGCCACCGAAATCGTGGCACTTTTGCAAATGAATCGGGGCGTGGTGTGCCCTGACGTAACGAACAAAAAACCTTATCAACATGACAAAGGCAGATATTGAAAAGAAGAAGTCGCTGGCACGCACGCTCTATCTCTCGGGCATGGAGCAGCAGGAGATCGCGGAGAAGGTGGACGTGTCGCGCGTCACCATATCCAAGTGGTGTACAGCCGACGGATGGAAGGAGGCGCGTGCCGCCAAGAACATCACCCGTCCCGAACTGGTGAACAAACTGCTGCTCACCATCGACACGCTCATTACACAGGTGAATGACTCCAACGACCCGGCACTCATCGCAGGGCTGGGCGACAAGTTGGCAAAGCTCTCGTCGGTCATAGAGAAACTCGACAAGAAGGCTAACGTGGTGGACGCCATCGAGGTGTTCATGGCTTTCTCCAGATGGTTGGAGTTCCGCTCACAGACCGACCCGGAAGTTACTCCCGAACTGATGCGTGTCATCAACAAGTACCAGGACTTGTACATCACCGAGCAGATGGGCATAAAGTAACGGAGGGCAGCCTATGGCAACAGCAGCGGAAAAGAAAAAGGCATACGAGGAATGGAAAGAGCGGTGCCGGCAGGTGCAGTCCATCACGGACACATCGCTTCTCAAAAGCGAAACGCCCGTGGAGAGGGATATGCGCATCAAGCGTCTGCTCAATAATTATGCAGCGTTCTGCGAGTATTACTTTCCACATTTCCTCCAGTTGCGCGACAAGACGACCGGTGAGGTCATACGCACCATTCACAATGCGCCGTTCCACAACGAGGCGGCACGCAAGGTGCGAAACACGCCCGACCTGAAGGCGGTGTTCATGTGGCCGCGCGGTCATGCCAAATCGACGCACCTTGATGTTTTCACGCCGCTCTGGTTGATGTTCCAACCGAAGCGGCTCATCAACTTTATGGTGGTCGTGGGCAAGTCGGAGGATAATGCCGACCGACTGCTCGGCGACATTCAGGCGGAGTTGGAATACAACCAACGGCTCATCGCTGACTTCGGGCAACAGAAGAATGACGGTGGCTGGCAGGAGGGTGAGTTCAAGACCAAGAGCGGTGTGAAGTTCCTTGCCTGCGGTCGCGGTCAGTCGCCCCGTGGCCTGCGCGACCGTGAGGCTCGTCCGGACTACATCGTCATCGACGACTTGGACGATGACCAGCTGTGCCGCAACGAGAAGTTGGTGCATGACCTTACGGACTGGGTGAAGGAGGCGCTCTTCGGTGCGCTCGATGTGGGTCGTGGACGCTTCATCATGGTGGGCAACCTTATCAGCAAGAACTCTGTGCTCTACAACATCTCGCGCACAAAGGGCGTGTTTCTCTCCAAGATACAGGCGGTGGACCGAAACGGCGAACCAGTGTGGAAGGAGAAGTGGACGAAAGCGGAGGCACAGGCTTACCGCGACTTCGTGGGCTACCGCGCATGGGAGAAGGAGATGATGCACAACCCTATCGTGGACGGCACCATCTTCCGTGCGGAGTGGATTCGCTACAAGCGTCTGCCCAAGCTCGAAAAGTACGACATGCTGGTGTGCTACACCGACCCGTCGTTCAAATCGACCACTTCCAACGACTACAAGGCGTGCCGCCTGTGGGGAAAGATTGGCTCGGAACTGCATCTCATCGATGCTTTCGTGCGCCAGGCTACGGTCAGCGAGATGGTGCGGTGGCTTTACGACCTCTATGAGCGCACACGCGACACGGTGGCCGTGCAGTTCTTCATGGAGGCGAACTTCATGCAGGACGTGATTCTGGACGAGTTCGCCGTAGAGGGAAACCTGCGCGGATACCAGTTGCCCATCATGCCCGACAAGCGCAAGAAGCCGGACAAAATTCAGCGCATCGAGGCGGTCAGTCCGCTTTGGGAGCGTGGATTCGTTTTCTACAACGAGCGCAAGAAAGACGACCCCGACATGCAGGTGGGCATTGAGCAGACGCTGGCACTGGAGCGTGGCAGCCGTGTACACGACGATGCGCCCGATGCCGACGAGGGTGCGATATGGATTCTGCAGCGCAACACAAGACAGGAAAGTTTCAAACCGGTGTTCGGCAAGAGGCCGACCGCCAAAAACATTTGGTAACTATGATTCAAGTTATAAAGGACATTATCTGGGGATGGCAGTGCAAGCGTGCCATCAAGAAAGCCAACAAGCTCTCGGAGCTGCTTGGCATGAAATATTACGTGATTTACATGAACGGCTCGCTGAAGGTCGTGCCGAAACGCACCATCCGTGAACTGGTGGCAAAGCACCGCTTCCGCAAGGGTGTGAAGGTGGCTGACATCGAGCGTCGTGCCATTTATGTTACGCATTAAGAAAGGGGGCGCATCATGTTTATCACGGAAGAAGACTACAGGGTGGTCATCGGCGAGAATGCGCTGAAGGTGGTGTCGCAGGCCTCTGGGGAGATACGCGACAATGCGGAACTGGAGGCATGTGAGGAGATTGCCGGCTACCTCCGTCCGAAATACGACACGGAGGCGGTATTCTCGGCTGAGGGTGAGGAGCGCAACCGCCTGGTGGTGATGTATGCCGCCGACATTGCGCTCTACCACATGATCGCAGCGATGCCTCAGAAAATGGGCAGCGAGATACGCAAGGAACGCTACGAGCGTGCGGTCAAGTGGCTGGAAGGTGTGCAAGCCGGGAAAATTATCCCCGACCTGCCGCTCGCCACCGACGAGGACGGCACACCGACAGGCGACCTGCTCATATTCGGTTCACAGAAACAATTACGACACAACTGGTAACGCTATGGATATAAAGAATTTTTTCAGCGGTATGTTCGGTGGCGGTCAGAACGTGCTGCACACACCATACGGCGACCTGCATCTTGCCAAGTCGTCAGACCGCAAGCGCGTGAAGAAGATGGTCATCGAACTGGAGCGCACCACCGATGCGCTCACGCGCAGGGACATCGCCGACTGGCGACAGGCTTGGCAGATGGCCATCAATGTGGACAGCCCGAACCGCCAACGCCTTTACGACATTTACCGCGATGTGGAGATTGACCTTCACCTCTCGGGTTGTGTGCGCCAGCGTGTGGGATTCGTCATGGCGAAGTCGTTCAAGCTGGTAGATGCCAAGGGCAACGAGGACGAGGAGGCGCACCATTATTTTGACCAGTCGTGGTTCAAGCAGCTGCTTGAATATGCACTTGCCGCCAACAACTGGGGACACTCGCTCATCGAGCTTGGCGACCTCACCACCGACGGCGACGGCTGCGTGTGCTATACGGACGTGAAACTCATTTCACGAAAGCATGTCATTCCGGAATACGGGCGTGTCATTCAGCAGCTCGGGCAGGACTGGACTTCGGGCATAGACTACCGCTCGGCTCCGTTTACAGACTGGCTCATCGAAGCTGGACGGCCTGACGACCTCGGACTGTATCTGAAGGCTGCCACGCAGACCATACCGAAGAAGAACATGCTGGCGTTCTGGGATTCATTCGGTGAGATTTTCGGTATGCCGATGCGCATCGCCCGCACCACCTCACGCGACCCCAAGGAGATGGGACGACTGGAGCAGATGCTGAAGGGCGCAGGGGCAAGCCAATACATGGTGGCTGGGCAGGACACGGAGATTGAGTTTGTGGAGAGCGGCAAGGGCGATGCCTTCAACGTCTATGACAAGCGCATCGACCGGGCGAACTCGGAACTCTCGAAACTCATCATCGGGCAGACCATGACCATTGAGGACGGCAGCAGCCTCTCGCAGTCGGAAACGCACCTGGAGGTGTTCGAGAACCTGGTGGAGAGCGACTGCACCATGCTGCGCGACATCGTGAACAACCAGCTGATCCCGCGCATGGTGAAGCACGGCTTCCCTGTCAAGGGACTGCGCTTTGAATGGGACGATGCGGTGGACTATACCCCGGAGCAGCAGGTGGCATACGAGACGATGATTGCCGACCGATACGAGGTGGACCCGACATACTTTGCGGAGAAGTACAGCATGCCTGTGGGGGAACGGCGCAACGCCACACCCATGCTACCCGGTGGTGGGGACGATGATGATGAGGGTAACAACAAGCCAGACGACAAGGACGGCAAGAAGAAACAGCAGCAAAACGTACACGGCAGTTTTTTCGATTAAGCCCCAGTGATTATCTGGGGCTGCACCAACGCTACGCCCTGCTGTTAGGCGATGAGCCGCAGACTTTATCGCTGTCAAAGGAGCGTGAGGAGGAGATACGCAAGCAACTCACAGAGCTGTTCGATGGCATGATGCACACGCTCTACTCGTTGGAGGGTTCGCAGTTCCGCATCGAGGTGCTGGCCGAACCAAAAATCCAGAAGTTCATCGATGCCCATGCCGGTGTGCTGGACTCCACTTTCAAAAAGGTGGAGATGTCCGATGGCATGCGCAAGCGGCTCCAGCGGTCGGACTACATTTTCTCTGGCATGAAAACGTTCCATGAATTGAACGAGGCGTTCCCGTCCCTGCTTGACGAGAACGGTGAACGAAAGACATTCGAAGCGTTTTTGAACGACGTTCGGAAGATAGACAAGACCTACAACTCCAACTACCTCCGTGCGGAGTACAACTTCGTGCAGTCATCTGCGGAGATGGCTGCCAAGTGGGAACGGTTCTCGGAGGACGGCGACCGCTACAACCTTCAGTACCGCACGGCTGGCGATGGCAAGGTGCGCCCGGAACACGCTGCGCTCAATGGGGTAACGCTTCCACCTTCAGACCCGTTTTGGGAGGAATACTATCCGCCCAACGGCTGGAACTGCCGCTGTACTGTGGTGCAGGTGCGCAGGTCAAAATATCCGACTACACCGCACGACGAGGCGATGGCACTTGGCGAGGAGGCTTTGCAACGTGACACGAAGGGCATCTTCCATTTCAACCCCGGCAAGGAGGACAAGACGGTGCCCGACTACAATCCCTACACCATTCGTCGGTGCCGGGACTGCGACATCGCAAAGGGCAAAATCAAGTTGGCAAGGTTTGTCCCCGAGAATGAGTTGTGTCAAGCATGTCTTATTCTTCACCGCCTAAGAAATGAAGGAGAACAAAGGAGACTGACAAGTGAAGAACGTAAGTCCATTCAAGAATCGGCAGTAACTTGGGCAGACAAGCATTTGCCCAAAATAACAATGCCCGATGGAACGACTGGGGCAAGATTAACAGTGCAGACAAAAGAAGGTATTGAATTGCATGTCGGGAAAAAGTTCTTTACTGAAACATACTCTAAATGTAAAAACAGCAGACGTGTCGCAGAAACAATGGAAATCGCCACTCGCGTAAATGAATGGATAAGAGATGCCGAACAAATTAGAATTGAACCCGGTCGCCACCATGCCTTTGATTTTGTTGTATTCAAAGCCGTTTACAATAATCAGGAAATAGAGTTCAAAGCAAAATCAACAGAAGGCCTTATCGTTTATATGATGCGATTACTATAAAAACAAAAAAAGACCTATGAACCTTCCGAAGCCTGCGCTCATAAGAGCCGACATGTGAAACGCTGCATAAGTCTTTTTGCAAAGGTAATAACATTTTTCCAAAACACATCAAGATATGGAAGAAAAAATACAAGACGAGAAAATTAGGGAGGCTCTCAACGCCCCAGTAGAGCACACACTGCGCTTGCCGATAGAAGTAGTATTCCCACGCACAACAACCATGGGAAGACTTTGGCAAGCCATAAAGCGGTTGGTGAGGAAACCTGCCCCACAACCCCCAAAGAGCCTTCTTGATATTGCCGTAAGCAATTTGACAGTGCTTTCAACTTTAGTCTGTACTGCAAAAAGCAATACAACACACCAGAAAGAACAGTCAGCAGTAGAAATAACACACTCGCTACTGTCAGGCAGCGAAGAAGCATACTCCCTTGTGACATATCGCCAAAAACAGCGATTATGCCTATTAAAGTTGCGGCTATGCCTGACTGATGGCGTATTAGTGATTCGTGCTGAAGCTCCACTCTCTCTTTGGCTTCAATCAGCTCTCGAACAAAGCCATTCCAACCTTCTCCTGTATCATGTAGTACTGTCATCTTTTTTAGATGCAAAGTTATAACGTTTCATTCCAAAACTCGTAACGATGAACAATTTTGTCACGTTTTGCACAGATATTCAGTAACTTTGCAGTCGGTAGAGCCACCCAATAGGCCGTGTGGTCTATCGCGGGTACAACAACGCGAACGCGAATGGCGGTGTGTCGAATGCGAATGCGAATAACGATGCGTCGAATGCGAACACGAATGTCGGCTCGCGTCTCACCAACAACAATCGGCGTACAACGATGGGGACGTGTCCCCGATGTGGTGCCGAGGGTGGCAAGCCACAGCAAAAGCACCATCTGGTGGAAAGCTGAAAAATCACGTGTCGGGCAATAGGGTTTGGTAGGCTGGCAACAGTTCGAAGACGTCTGGCCCGGGGAGAGGAAGGCCCATATCTTCCATCATTAAAAACAACTGATGCTATGCGCAGAGAAGGTCATATCATAGAGGAGGTAGTCGAATATTCCAACATGGCGGAATCATTCGACCAGGTTCTCAGTGGCACCAAACGGAAGAAAAGCCGACAAGGACGCTACCTGATCGCGCATCGTGAGGAGGTCATCAAGGAACTCTCTGAACGTATTGCTTCTGGCACATTCCATGTGACCGCAAAGGACATTGAGGAGAAAGATATTATAGAGGCCGGCAAACTACGGCACATCCAATTCTTCAAGAAGCTGAAGAACAGCATCGCAGTCCACGCCATCATGTCGGTGGTGGATAAGCATCTGAAGAAGCGATTCATCAGAACGACCTCCGCAAGCATCAAGGACAGGGGAATGCACGACTTGATGAAGTACATTCGCCGTGATATGCAGGAAGACCCGGAAGGCACAAGGTTCTGCTACAAGTTCGACATCTCCAAGTTCTACGAGAGTGTCAACCAGGACTTCGTTATGTACAGTGTGCATCGGGTATTCAAAGACAAGAAGCTCATAGCCATGCTTGACAACTTTGTCCGCATCATACCGCAAGGTATCAGCATAGGGCTACGCTCGTCGCAGGGCTTGGGCAATCTGTTGTTGTCTGTGTATTTAGACCATTATCTGAAGGACAGGTACGGCGTGCGTCATTTCTACCGCTATTGTGATGACGGCGTGGTACTCGGTAAATCGAAAGCGGAACTGTGGGAGATTCGTGATGCCGTCCATGAGCAAGTGGAACAAATCGACTTAAAGGTGAAAGCCAACGAGCGTGTGTTCCCCGTGGACGAGGGCATTGACTTCCTGGGATATGTCATCTATCCCAACCATGTGCTGCTGCGCAAGCGTATCAAACAGAAGTTCGCCCGAAAAATGCACGAGGTTAAATCGAGAAAAAGGAGGCGTGTCTTGATAGCAAGTTTCTACGGAATGGCAAAACACGCCGACTGTATAATGTTGTTCAATAAATTAACAGGCAAAAAAATGAAATCATTTAAGGATTTGAATGTCGCTTACAAGCCGGAGGACGGCAAGAAGCGATTTGCGGGTGCGGTGGTAAGCATCCGCGAGTTGGTGAACCTGCCCATCGTGGTGAAGGACTTCGAGGTCGGAGTCAAGACCAGTCAGGGCGAAGACCGCTGCGTGGTGTCCATCGAACACAACGGCGAGCCGAAGAAGTTCTTCACCAACAGCGAGGAGATGAAGAACATTCTCCAGCAAGTGAGTGAAATGCCGGACGGTTTCCCGTTCGAGACCACCATCAAGGCGGAAACCTTCGGCAAGGGTAGAACAAAGTACATTTTCACATGATGAACAGAGTAAACGGAGCACAGGGGGTGAAGCTGCTTGAATGCACCAACCCCGTAAAAGACAAGTGGCGCGTCCGCTGGGACGTGCATGACAACGAGGACGGATCCGCCGACTACATGGAGGCGGAGTTCAACGGCAAGCCATCGGAGGACACCATCAAGGCTATGGTGTCGGAATGGTTCAACGACCGCACCAACGAGACCATACTTTCGGGCTTCGTGTGGAACGGCATGAGCGTGTGGCTTTCCACCGAGAACCAGTTCAACTACAAGGCAGCATACGACTTGGCTGTGCAGTCTGACGGCAAGACATTGCCGGTCACGTTCAAGTTCGGGACGGACGATGTGCCATGCTATCACACGTTCACCGACATTGACGAACTGACGGACTTCTACACCAAGGCCATGCAGCATATTCAGGACACGCTGGCTGACGGTTGGAAGAGCAAGGATAATTTCAATTTGGAGTTATACCGAGACTAAGACGAATCCCTTCGGGGGAGGGTTATAAAAAAAGCCCCCGGCCTGTTAAAATAGTCGTCTCACTTACCATTTGAACACAAAGCACCTGTCATAGGCACGACCGGGGGCGTAGACCCTCGCTCGCCTATGACAGGCTTTTTTGTGTGCGCTCGATGCGCCAATAGTAAGTGAGACGATGCAAAAGTACTAAAATTTTCTGAGAATGAAACTGATAGAGATACTGAATTTGAACAGGGAACTGCTGATTTACTTCCAAAAGGCAGGAATCAGGCTGGACGATGTGCAATACATCGACCTTTTTAATGAATACCGCACGCTTTCCGCACAGGGCGAGAAGGTGTTCTATATAGTGGCAAGGCTCGCCACGGAGTATGCCGTCAGCGAGCGCAAGGTGTACAACCTCATACGGCGTTTCAAAACCGACTGCAACCTGCTTGCAGTGTAACGTGGTAGCTCGCCCATGGGGAAGAGGTACTGCAGTATTACCTTTGCACCGTTTTCAAATTCAAAACGGTCATGAACAAATACCATCAAATTTTGCAGAAGGTGCTTGCCGAGGGCAAGTGCCAACAAAACAAGAAGGGGAGCATACGCTATCTGCTCAACGAGCGGTTGGTGCTCTCCCCTGCCGACCTGCTCGACATATTCGAGGGGCACGGCATAGCACGCAAGAAGTTAAGGAACGAGCTGCAGCTCTTCATGCAGGGCGAGCGCAACGTGGAGAAGTACCGCGAGGTGGGCATCAACTGGTGGGACTACTGCGGTGCTATCCTTGTGAACTCCTACCCCACCTATTTTGAGAAACTGCCACCGCTCATTGCCAAAATCAACCGAGAGAAGCGCAACAGCAAGAACTATGTGCTGTTCCTCGGTTCCACCGATGCGGAGACAAACCAGGCTCCGTGTCTGTCGCTCGTTCAGTTCCAGATTGAGAATGGCGAACTTGTGGTATCGGCTTACCAGCGCAGCTCGGATGCGAACCTCGGCTTGCCGGCTGACATCTACCACCTCTACCTTATGGCACGGCAGATTGACCTTCCTTTGAAGTCCATCACGCTGAACCTTGCGAATGTGCATATCTATGAGAACAACATCGAACACACCAGACAACTGCTCGACGGTAACGAGAACGTGAAATTTGAACTGAACGTGTAACCATGAGAAAGCAGTATTTATCGGCACCGCTCCCTTTCGTGGGACAGAAGCGCATGTTCGCGCGTGAGTTCATCAAGGTTCTGAAGCAATATCCAGAGGACACGGTATTCGTGGATTTGTTCGGAGGTTCGGGTCTGCTGTCGCACATCACCAAGTGTCAGAAGCCGAATGCCACGGTCATATACAACGACTTCGACGGCTACCGCAACCGTCTGCAGCACATTCCGCAGACCAACCGCCTTTTGGCTGACCTGCGCAAAATGGTGGAGGCGGAAGGCATACCCAAGCACAGCTGCATCCGTGGCGAGTTGCGCGACCGCATATTCGCCAGACTGGAACAGGAGGAGCGTGAGGTCGGGTATATCGACTTCATCACCATATCCGCTGGGCTGATGTTCTCCATGAAGTACAAGATGAGCATTCCCGAAATGAGAAAGGAGGCTCTGTATAACAACATACGCAAGTCTGACTATCCCACTTGCGAGGACTACCTGGAGGGCATCATGGTGGTGTCGTGCGACTACAAGGAGGTGTTCGCCCGATACAAGGACGTGCCGAATGTGGTGTTCCTTGTCGATCCGCCGTATCTCTCCACCGACGTGGGTACATACAACATGTACTGGCGACTCGCCGACTACCTTGACGTGCTGACCATTCTTGCCGGTCATCGCTTCGTTTACTTCACTTCCAACAAGTCGTCCATCATCGAGCTTTGCGAGTGGATGGGCAAAAACCCGACCGTGGGCAACCCGTTCCAAGACTGCCACAAGGTGGAGTTCAACGCCACTGTGAACTACAGCTCGCACTACACGGACATGATGCTGTTCACCGATGCCGCCTGACGGCGTTATAATTCAATTCTAACGGCATAAAAAGCCCCGGCGGTAAATTGTCCGTCGGGGCTTAATCGTTGCGACACGTGCGGTTTATCGCAACAGGTATCGCACTGCGTAGCTGTCGATGCTTTCCAGTATCTCCTCGTGGTTGTGGTTGGTGTTCGTCTCCATCAGCGCCATGCCGTTGAAGTCCTCGCCGCTCAGTCCGTCGAGGGCGGTATGCACCTTGTGGCAGAGGTCAAAGGCTGCGTCGTGGCCGCCGTCTGCCCAGTCTGTTACAAGGTGAATGGTGATGATGCCTTTCCCTCGCTGGCATCCGCCTTGGAATGGCGACCATTCAATCTTTCCGAACTCCACAAAGACGGCAGGACGCTCCCACACATCTTCCTGGTCTATGAACTCTATGTTCCGGTTCCACAAGTCGATGAGCTTCACTTCGGGCACATCGCTCGCCAACTTTGATTTGATGGCGTTAAATAATTCCTTTCTCATTTCAATTTATATTCGTGTTCAAAATACTCTGTAAGGTTCTCCTCAATGATGTCCTTGACGGCTTGCTCCACTTCGGGCGATGCTCCGAGGAACCTGCGGCGCGGTATCTTGATGCTCTTGCCTTCCTTCATCAGCGCCATGTGCTTCCAGAACTCCGCCTCGGTGCTCAGTTGGACGGTGCGCTTGTCATTTCGCCGCTCGCCGTTCTTCTTGCGTCCGAATGAGCCTGTCGCCTCGTTGTACTTGTGCCAGAAGAAACGCTTCATCCTTGCCGTTACCTTTATCTCATCTCCTTCGTTGTGTATGGCTGCATAGGGCAGCGTGGAGCAGAACGTAATACTGTTGTCGGTGGTTCGGCTGCTGATGCTCTGGCGGAGCTTGCCGGTGTCTATCAGTATGGAACCACCTGGACGTGTCGTGCTGCTCCTGCGCTGCCATGCCTCGTTGAAGAATGCCTGCCGCTCGAAGTTTCTGTCGAACTCGTCGCTCAGTTCCACCCTAACGTCGTTTAGGATATTGCGGATGATTTTCTGTATGTCCTGGTTCATCGTCGAAGTCGAATTTAAGAAATGTCTGTGCCTCTTGCGGCACTTTGTTCTTCGGGTCGCAAGAGGCATTGAGGAGGTTGTAGAAGGTACGTTCACATATACCATAAACAGGATACACGAACCGTCGCCATATCTCGCGGTTGCTGATTCCGCTCTTGGCATGCTGGTCGTATATCCTATTTATGTCGGTGACACGTTTCTGATAGCTTGCTCCTCGCCTCTTGCTCATAAAATGTTTTAGTGTCTGTCTCTGGGTTTATAGGGACGGATGTCGTAGGTCATCTTTGCGCTGACGGTTACTCTGCCCGTTCCCTCACATTGGTCGCACATGTGTTCCTCGCCTGTCTCCCGGTTGTGGAGACGGCCTGTGCCGTGGCATTTACGGCACAGGGCCACCTTGGGGCTTTTCTCCACTTCCTGTATCATACGGCATCCTCTTTCTTGGGTTCAACGTAGAAGGTCTCGTCCTGCACCACCTGGATGCCGCATTTGTTCATCTGCGGAACCATGTCCTCCACATCGCGGTCGGCAAGGAGTTTGTCCTTGGCTATCTCCTCGGTCTGGCGCAGATAACTGGGCAGGAACTCTTTCACCAGCTGCAGGGCGCTTGCCCATGTGAAGCCTTTGAGGGTTTTGAGTTTCGGTGTGCCCGTGCGGAAGCCGATAACGCCATGCGCCATTTCAAGGCTCTTTTTCTTGGTGAACAAATCTGCCTGGTTCTCGGTAGCATAAGCCTGAAGTGTAGCGAAGGCTTTCTCCTTCTCATCTTCCAGTTCTGCCAGCTTATTGGCATACTTCTCGCGGATCTTGGCACACTGCAGCTCGATGTCTGCTGTGATTTTCGCACTCTGCGCGTCTGCCTTTGCGTAGGCTGCAAACGCTTCATCGGCTGCCTCTCTGGTCACGCCGGTAATGATTACTTTCTTTTCTCTTTTTGCCATTGTCGTAAACTTTTTGATGATTATTATTTGGGGTGATTATTACTCGTCCTCTGTTTCCTGCCAGTCGCCTTCTTCCAGTTCCTTATCAAGCTCGTATTCTATGCGTTCCAAGAACTCGATGTACTGGTCGCCTTGCAGTTCCCGGTATGCGATGCCGTGGATAAAATCCATCACTCGCTTCACTTTCTCGTTCATGCCTCACCTCCTCCCATCACTGGCACCATCATGTACTCCACATGTGGCTGCGCTTGCGGTGTCGGTTGTTTCTTCGGTTTCAGTCCGCCCTTGCGCTGAATGGAGCGGAGCTTTACGGAAAGTTGCTCCAGTTCCTCGTTGGTCAGCCGTGCGAACACCTTGCCGGCGATGCGCTGGTCTTCGCAAAAGGCGTTGATGCGTGTCCAGTCGGTGGTATCGATGCCGACCTTCTGCATAAGCCGCAGACACTTGCTGCGCTGCCTCCGCTGCTCGTCCTTTACGGTGCGGAGCAGATGGGCGGTGGCTCCTTCGAGCTTGTCGCACATCGTGTCGTACTCTCTTCGGGTCATTTCACGCAGCGAGGTGGTGCGTCCGTTGGTGAACTGGCTCACCACGCCCTCCTTGAACTCATCGCCCAGCTCCTTGGTGGCAAACTTGTAGCTCGCCTTCAGTATGCCGTAGAAGCGTGCAAAATTGGTTACTTCCTGTATCATGGCTCTTTCTTGTTTTGGAGTTTCGACAGTTTCAATCTCTCGCCTATCACCTTCACATGGCATTCGGGGCAGCACTCACCGTCGTCTTTCAATGGGTATGGGCTGTTGCCGTAGCCGATGTGTTTCTTTCCGCAGAGGCAGCAGGTGTATTCTCGGACGTTGTTCTCATGCCCCTCGAACATCACTTTAATGCCGCACGAACTGGCAACATCAAGTTCCAGTTTTGCACCCTTGCTCAATTCCCAGCCCTGCAGCATGTAGATGCAGTCGCATTCCAAAAGCAGGGCGATGTCGGTTCTCATGTGTTCCATCCAGTGCGCGTCCTGCGACACGCCGTTCTCAAATGGGTTCACCGGCTCGTAGCCTTTTATGGAAAGATAGCGTGCCGCATGGTTAAAGGTCGCCATACGCTCCGCAAGGTCGTAGTGGGCTATTGCTCCGCTGATATAAACTTTCTTTTTCATCTCAGTTATGTTTTATTTGTTTGACTTGTATCGTTGTAAACCTCTACCGCTTTCTCCTCCCAGATGGTGTAGTATTCGCTCACGTTGCCCGAATACCTTCCCTGGCAGTAGGCTCTGAAGCCTTGCGTCCTCACCTTCACCCCGGCTGCGTATTTCAGTCGGATGGCAGGCTTGCCGATGGGCTTGCCTTTGTCCTCTTGGCTGATGAAGATGAACGTCTTGCGCTTGAAGCGTTCTATCAGTGCCTTGGTCTGCGAATATTCCCACCCTGCCTCGTATGCGTACTGGTAACTGTCCACGATGATGAACTTGGCGCTCTTGGGCTTTGCCAGCCGTTCTTCCAGCGCCTTGATGTCGCCGTCGGTAATGATGCGGAACGAGCCTTGCACCTCGGTCATCTTGAACTGGGCGAGCCGTCGCTGCATCGACAGTCCCACACCTTCTTCCAAGGACACATACAGCACGTTGCCTATTCCGCAGAGCATCTTGGCAAACTGCATCACAAAGGAACTCTTGCCGCTGGCACTGGGTCCGCTGATAAACCATGTGTCGCCCTCTTCCGGCTGGCCAAACACGTCTTTCCATTGTCCTTCAAATGGTAGTGCCTTGCACTTGATGTTCGCCACGTCCTTGGGGCTGTATGCTCGCTTTGCCATATCACTTTCCTTTCTTCAGTTCGGCAATAAGTGCATCAGCATACTGTACTGCCAATTTCACTTTCTCCGTGTCAAAATCTGTAAATGCTTCTGTAGTATATTGCATTCTGTCATAGCCGTGGCAAAGAATACCTTTTGCTATCTCATAGCGACGCTGTTCCCAGTCCACTTCGTTATTCCGTTGTCGGCGGTTTATCTGTATAACCGCATCCATATATTGCATTTCCATTTTCGTCATCATGCCTGTACTCTTTTAAGTTTCTCTATTTCCGTGTAAACTCGTCGCAGTCCCCCACCCGACTTGCGTACCAGTGTGGCAATGTCGGCACCTTCTGGGGCGTTCACCCGTGCCACCACGCTTGCCTGGTCTTTCAGGAACTTCTCGCGCTCCTTGCTGTCATCGGGTGTTACCTTGGAGTAGCGGTCGCCGTAACGACTGAGCATTTCGGTGTAGCCCACTTTCTTGCACTCTATGGAGCGGTTGATTTTCGCCTTCAGCCCGTCTGCTCCCATCATGTACCAGGCGCAGCATCTTTCGGTGGCGTTCCATAGGGCTTTGAGTTCCAGGAATGCCTCGTACTGTAGGTCGCCAGCCTCATCAAGGATGATGAGCGGTGTTTCGATGGAGCGGAGGTAATAGACCAAATCCTCATACACGTCGCTGTATCTGCCGTTGCCGCCTACACCGAACTCGGTGGCGATTTTGCGCACCAGCTTCAGTTTGGTCTTGACCTGCGAGCAATCCACATAGATGGCGTTGCGGTGTCCCTGCACATAGTAGCGTGCCGTGAACGTTTTGCCGATGTTGGGTATGTCGCAAAGTATCGCGCTCAGTCCGCTCTGCTGGCTGAACTCCAGCTGCTTGGTGATATAGTCGAAGGTGGCGGTGCGTGCCGGTTTCCATTCGATGCCGCCTCTGAGGTTCACGCCCAACTTCCTGGCGATGGTTATCCAGTTGGCCTCGCTCAGTGCCTTGTCGGTCTGGCCGTTCTTTATTGCGCTATATACCGAGGTGCTGATGCCCAATGAGGCTGCGTGCTTGGCATCGCTCGGATAGTTCGTGCGGTTGGCGGCTATCGCCTCCAGTATCCGCTTTTTGTTCTCAGTCGTTATCATTGTCTCACGTTATTTTATTATCGTTCTAAGTCTATTCTAAAGGTCTGCCAACGGGTCTGAAACGTGGTAGGTTACTTCCATCTCCGGCTCGCCTTCCATTGGCGGAAGTTCAAGCGGTGGCGGTGGCGCTGCCTCCCCATGGGCGGTCAGCTCTGCCTTAGATATGCCCACGCTTGCTATGGCGTTCTTCTTGACGTATGCGTTGAATGCCGCTATCTTCTTCTGCTGGTTCACGAATATCTCGCGGTCCTCGTCGGTCTGCTCGGCATCGGCGGTGTTGAATGTGCCCACGTCTTCGAGCTTGTCGATAAGGCGATCGTTCTGGAAGATGTACACGTCGGTCGCGTTGCCGTCCTCGTCGGTCAGCCAGTAGGCATCCACCTTGTAGTTGTTCGGCTCGAGCCGTTCCATCACCTCGGTCTTGCTCAGCCACCAGTCCTTATATGCCACCCTGCAGTAGCTGTTCCTGCGTATGGAGGTCTCGGTGTGTTCTCCGATGAAGCGTGCCCACACTGATTTGTCCATTGGCTGAAGCATTGGGTTCATGTTGGCTTCAAGCACCTGCCAGCGTGTCATGCCGGGGTATTTCTTCTGGTTCGGGTGGAGGGTGTTGTTGAACTCCCTGATGTCGCGTATATCGTCGGCAATGAGTTCGTCCCAGCTGTAGTACTGCTTGTCCTCGTAGGTGTCGTTCTTTTCGTCAAACACCTTCTTGGCTTCCGTGCGATAGTGTCTGTCCTTGGCGTAGAAGCGTCCAATGCCGAGATGGTTGCGGTGCTCCACCCTGCGTTTCTTGGCTCCGTTCATCGGCTCGGCATATTTCTCCTGCGAGTTCATCGGGGCGCAAAAGCGCACAAACGGGAACAACACGCCAGCCTTCAGGAAACTGTCTTTCCACTGGGTCATCAAGTGGTTCTCCACCTCTACCTGTGCCGGGCAGCCCCACCCTTTGCTCTCTATCAAGCGGAACATGGAGCGGAAGCAGTCGGCCACCAAGTCCACGTTCTTGTTGCGGTTGTAGGCATAGCCCACCACGCACTGGCTTGTAACGTCGTAGGCGTAGTATGCCTTCGGTCTTGCCTTGGTGTCCTTCAGCTTGCGTGGGAGGTCGCGGTCATCGAATGAAATCTTCGAGAACGAGAACTCGGGCGCATGGCGGTGGACGTGGGGCATCTGCTCGTGCATGAATGTGGTGTAGGAGTCTTGCGAGTGCTCAATGAACAGGCGGTTTTTCGGTTTGTTCAGATAGTTGGTGATGGTGCTTTCGCTCAGCGACTTCGGGTCGCCGTTCTTGTCAGTCCATTCACTGGGGTCGAAAAGTTCACCTGTTTCGGGATCGTACACGTCCAGCTCGCCGCACACGAATGAGTTATACATTTCCCACACGTTGGTGTTGAACGGCTTGTTGGGCAGCACGGCGATGGAGAGTATCAGTCGCTCGGTACGGTAGTCCACCTTACGGCTTGCCTGGTTGCCGAACTTGCGGCTGATGAGGCACTGGTAGCCGTCCCTTTGGTATTCGTTCACCTTCTTGCGGAAGCGCAGCATACTTGCCGGCAGTGTGTGCCCGGTTTTCATACGGTAGCCTTCCACGGCTTGCGACATCATGCTCCAGTCGTACTTCTGCCCCATCGTCTTTTGTATCGCCTTGGCGTTGTTGTACAACTTGATGCAGGCGTTCAGCACGCTGGCGTTGGTAACATACTCCTTCACATGGGCATCGGTGGCGTGGTCGTGTCCGCACTGGTTGCGCCAGTCATTGAAATAGGCTACGGCTGCCTGGTCCACCTCATAGTTGGCATCAAGCCAGGCAAGCAGCACTTCCATCGACGGGTCGGGGTACAGGGTCTTGAGTTTCTCCTGATAGGCATCGGGCAGACTGCTGACCGCGATGAGTGCGTAGCCGCCTCTCCCACCACGACGCACAATATCTATGCGACCGCGTGCGGAGAGCTGCTTATAGTTGGGTACGGACATGATGCCGCCATCTACAAGCTCTCGCATCGAGATGCAAAGTCTGTTATCGTGGTACTCCATAATTCTGCCTCCCGATTATTCGCTTACGGACTGTTTTTTCAAGAACAACGAATCAACATTCTTTGCATTGATTAGCTCTGCCAAACGCTGAATGCCGTCCATTTCGCTCATCTTGATGTTTTCCCAACGGGCAACACGCTCACCTTTGTAGAACAGGTCGGTATCGCCTGTGTTCTTGTCGGTCTCTATCTTTGCCCCATTTGGGAAGTACTGGCTAATCATGCCATCGTAGTCATACAGTACTTCCACTTCAGGAACAACCGTCATCATGATGCCTCCTTTCTGGAGAGCAAACATGCGGATACGCTTTGCGCAGTCCGTGTCACCACGCTCTTTGTCGAATAGAAGAGCATTCCGCACGGTGCGGTCGCCCACCTTGAAAACTTTCGCCAGTTCTTGGCGAACCTCCTTTGTTACGTGAATGTACTTTTTCATATCTCACTTGTTTTTACGTTATACTTATTTGTGGAGTGTGGGGAGTTGAACCCCAGGTGGCTATCCAGCGCACGGCAAACCTGCCACTCCTGCGGTCTTTCCCGCCGTCATCCGAGGCAAGCCCTACCGACTATCCAGTGCGGACGCTGACTATCCAGTGCAGCATTCGGGGCTTCCGTGTTATCCTTCAATCATTTTACCTCGTTTATCTTCGGTCTTAGGCTGCATCCATAGCAGGACATCAGCCGTCTTATCAATCTCGCTACATAGCATTCTGGTGCTGTAAATACGATTCCGTCCTCTTCCGTGTAGCTGAAACTCACACCGTCCATTATCAGAACCATCGCCACCTTGTGCTTCACGCTTTGCGTCTGCCATTCCTTTAATTCATTGTCGTTCATATTCTTTAATTGCAAAAATTCGTTATTCTCGGTCATTTTTCGTATCTTTGGCCGCTCGTTCATATTGGAACACGCTGCAAAGATAGTGATAATTTTCAACCCGACAAACATATTCGGGGATT